TGGCGGGTGATGACAGCGGCCTTGGCTTCGGCGGCGCGGTCCAAGGCTTCGGCCTTTTTTTGAGGGTTGCAGCCTGCAACCACGCCCGCAACCTTGGCCTCTGCCATGCGGTTCACGGTGCCGGAAATATCCTGCACCCAGCCTTCGGCCCGGATGCGCTTTTGGATGGCCGTCCGGCTCACACCGTACCGCTTGGACAGATCGGACTGGCTCGCCCCTACTTCGTACTCGGCCCGGATGGATTCCCAATCAAATCGTGCCGCCATCGTCGCACCCCCCGTTTGGCCTGCGTTCTTCCTGTTCTCTCAAAAAACTTTCATGCCCTCGTTTCTCCTCTTCCTCGGGCCTCGTACTGTGCGCCAAATCATACTCCCAAGGGGCCCTTTTCCGCTTCAATTGCGGACACCCGTGACCGGTCTGATAGGACACCGGTGGCCGGTCCACTCTTCCAGTACTCTTTCCAGAACCAGCAACCAAAACCGAGGAGCGTCCGGTTGCCACGGAGACGAACACTCCGGAGGATACGAGCGCAGCAATGGCCCTGCGCACTGTTCGCGCAGACACGCCACACTCCTGCGCGACGGTTTCCTGCCGCACGCGGATTTTTCCGGTCCGCTTGTCCATGTGTATGGCGAGCACCATACCTACAAGCTTTTCCGTTGGAGGAAGTTCTGCCTGAAGAAGCTGACGCTGGAGCGCGTAGGTGTCCATTCATGCACAGGGCATTCTCAAAACATCCGGCCCACAATGGCACCGATGCAACCGCCAACTCCCGAGAGGGCGGTTATAATGGCGATGGCCGTTGTCCTGCTGCCCTGCCGCTCCCCGCGTTCCCGCGCGCACGTCTCGGCCATAACCGAGATATGATCCTCAAGATCCCGAATGCGTTTTCCATGATCGCGGAGTTGCGTGAGTATCGCGTCGTCAAGCCGCTGGTTGAGCGCTTCGAGCAATGCCTCAATGCGGGAAAGCCGGGATTCATGGTCCAGTGTATGCTCCATCAGCTTCCAGCCTCAACGCCCTTGATCCACAGGAGCAAGTTCCCGGCCTCCCCAGCGGGCAGATGCACCCACTCGCCGGGCTCGGTAAACGTCTCGCCGCCGTAGCGATATGACCAGCCGTCAGTCACGACGGCCCCCGGCGTCAGCGGAGCCGGGCTTGTCGCGGCGGTCGGTTCCACCCATCGAGTGCACCCACTCGCCGCCAGCGTCATCACGCACAGCAGCGCGATCAGCCTCGCGGCGTTCGCCGTACCGTTGACGCAGCCACAGCTTGAGGAGCCCGGCGAGCGATGAAAGGAACTCAAGGACGGCCCGCACATCACTTTCCCGTCACGGCCTTGACTTCGGCCTTCACGGTTTCGGACTTACCGTCCGCCACGGCACCCCTGTTCTGCCCGAAATGCGCGGCAAGAGCATGGGCCCAGCGGTAGAAGACGGCATAAAGCCCCTCCGTTTCCTTGGGGACGGGCATCCACGCGGTGGCCACGGCGCACAGGCCGCACACGGTCATGACCACGCTCAGGGCGGTCACGAGCCACGCCGCATCGGGGTACTGCGCGGAAAGGCTCATCAAGGTCGAAAGGATGAAATCAATCACGGTCGCTTCCATCAGTACTTGCCTCCATGCTGGTAAAAGGCCACGTCGCGCGGCTTGTCGGGGTCGTTGTCCACATGGATCCACGTCGGAGCCAGCTCGACGCGCCGGAACCCGGCCTCAAGCAGGGCTTGCAGCATGGCGAAACGGGAATGGGAATCCACGCAGCGGATATCCACGGCGTAGCCGCGAGTGTGCGCTGAGGTGGGCACACCGCCGACCGCCCTGTTGTGTTTGGGGCAGCGGTAGGCGGAAGAAAGGGGGAACGGGATGCCCGCCAGATCACGGGCCTCGTCGAGCATCTGGAGCAGATCGGCGTCCATCTTCTCCATGCCCGCGCCGCACCCGCACTTGCAGCGGAATTCGACCGGGGAGAAGTGGCGCAAGGGAAGAACAGCCATAAAAAATATCCTCCTGCGTCCACTCTCGCACAAGAGAATAGGGGGAGGACACCGTGAACAAGATTCTACAACAGCCGATATTGCTGCTGTGGTTCCGGGTTCCCGCAAAGCTGCTTTTTGAGCCGACGGACGTACCTGGTGGTCACGCCAAGGGCTTCGGCGATGGCGTCCGGCTTCTCCCCTGCTTCCAGACGGGACAGGATACGTCCTTTGAACGGTTCACCACGGCGCAGGTTGGGCACGACGATCTGCATCCCCCCAAATTCTGTACAGAGGGCCGCCATACGCTGCCGACCAAGCAACTCCAGAAGAAAACCTGTGGGCTTCCGGGGGATAAAGTATGAACGTCCACCGCACTGTGCGCAGAGGATGACCGCCCCCACGTCACCGATGGCCTCTGACAGTTCGAACTGGCTCACCCACACGTCACTCATGAGCACCAACCTTGTGTTCCCCAAGCCATAGCCGCAGTGCGGTCACAGCTACATCGAGGGCTTCGTCGCGGATACGTTCCGGAGTTTCGTGCTCAACGGCGTGTACAAGCTCACGGTACTCCCCCCCGATAACACCAAGCGCGTGGTATTTGCCCTCAGCAAAAACAGGGTGCTTCACACGTGCTTCCGACAGCCGCTGCATGAGCGCCGCAAGAGCCTTTTCACCAAGTATCGTGATGTCGATGTTATGCACTGATAGCCTCCCTGTGCGCGTCAAGCTCGTCGGTATAAGCGCATACGCCGTACCCGAGATGAGTTGCCCTATCGCAATCGTGGACGGGGTAGGCGTAGCGGATCATGAGGAGGCGGCTAACTCCGGTGTAGGCTATGATAGCCTTCCAGCCGCACAACAGCCTGTGTTCATTCTTAGCCATGCTCAAACCTCCATCGGCAGGATCTCGACAACAGCCTTTCCACCCTTCACCACTTCTCCGCGTGTGATGTAAATCGAATCGACTTGCTCATCGTCCAGCCACACCCCGGCGTGGGTAAGGGAATCAAGAAGGGCTTTCAGATACCCGTCAATATCTCTCTTACGGCGATCTGGCGGGCAAACAACCACATTGACTTTGACGCGAGAATCGATTTTTAGAGCCTTCTTTTCATCACCCACAATCTGCATCACGTTTTTTCTAAAATCGCGTCCACGGGCAGATATGAGCGTTCTTGGGGTGCCCTTGATGGTAATGTGCCTCCAGTAGTGGTTGACGAGCGGCGGGATAGGTAGCTCAAGGCGTACGGTTTCCATCATGCATCCCCCAACTTTTCGAGAATTTCCTTTGCTTTTTTGAGCATTATTTTCGCTTTTCTGCGTGCTATACGTTCAAATTTTATTTTCGCTTCTTTGAGAGTCATGGGAGGAAATATTAATTTTTTTGAACTTGCGGGAAATGCCCAGAATTCTTTTCCATCTTCACCAATCAAAGCACCAAAGGGGCATACATGTATAACGCCTACGCTTTCCCATTTAAATTTAGGCTCTGCCATTTCCTTCCTCCCTGTCTCTTCTCTCGCATTCTTCGCGGAATGCTTCCGGGGCGTATTCCATGCCCCAATGATTCTCAGTAACCCACCGGGCAAAAGCGAAAGCGTCGTCCTGAGCTTTGCCTGTAGCGTCGTCAATCATGGCTTCGATGGGCGGTTTCGGCTTCATGTATGCCCGGCCTGTTTCGGCATTGAACGCGGCTACTGTTTCGGGCTGTTCCTCGCACCACATGATGAAGTCCGCCCATGCAGCCGCCATTATCGGGTTTTGTGCTGTACTCACTGCTCCACCCCCAACGCCCGGAGATTGGCAAGCTGTTCGTTCAAGGGCATATCCGGCCTTCCCTGCTTCCGGGCGTCCATCTTCCCCCGCAGGTTGGCGAGAATCTTCGCGCACCAGTCGGCGCCCTCTTCGCAACGCTCGTCGAACGTCAACGCGGTTTCCGGCAAGGCCTCACGGCTCACGGTTGGTATCTGCTTTCGTGCCTCTTCCACCTGCCGCATAATGTCTGCCGGGACTGGGAAAAAGCTTGATTTAGCCTCAACACGGCGCATAGCGCCCCGAAACTCATTATCACCCACGTTAGCCAATACTTCATTCCAAGTCTTGACCAACAGCTCGAACTCTTCCCGTTCCGGCATCGGTTGCCGATAAAGCACAAACGCCTTGCTCAGTTCCAAAGCCAACAGTTGCAAGCTCGCCATTTTTCATCACCTCATCGAATTTCAAAATTTGTTTTGCCCATTCGCCGCGTTTTGCGGTTTCCGCCTGTCTCGCCGTCATAGGGGCTTGTGTTCGCCCGCTAGGAGCGGCTTGCTTTTTGGCTTTGCGCTCCTCAACGGCATCGAAAACCCACTTGCGGAGAGCCAGATAGTGCGACTTGTACGGGTCTTTCCCTGCTCTGGCCCCGAGATGGATGTCCAAGAAGGCGATGGCATCGGCGGTCTTATCTTCCCCGTAGGCTGCTATGAGCTTTCCGTGTTCTTCTGCCGTGAGCTTGACGTTGGCATATTCCCCGAACGTGAGCTTTTGTGGCTTCGGCTTCTGTGAGCGAGTGCGTGTGTGCGTCTGCACACTCTCTTCTAGGTTCTCTGATCGGTTCTTGATCGGTTCTTGGTAGATTCGGGTACCAGTTTTGGTAGGGGTGGGGTACCTAAACTGGTAGGGGTGGGGTACCGAAACTGGTAGGGGTGGGGTACCTAAATCGGTACCGGTACCAGTTTTGGTAGGGGTACCTAAATCGGTAGGGGTGTCTAAAAAATTATCGTTAAAATCTTGATGGTTATCTATACCCCTACCAAAACTGGTAGGGGTAGCATTTTCAGAAAAAGGCTTTTTTGAGGCTGTTTTCCTATAATCTGTGAGAATTGTTTGATTTTCTCTTCCTTCAACGCCAACCAAAGTGTACTCATAGCCGCGCCCACGCACTTCTCTACGTGAGACGATTCCGGCTTGCGCGAGGTCGATAAGACACGTTCTGATGGTCTTCACATCAAGCCCGGTATCAAATGCCAGCCGTTGAAGAGAAGGCCAGCACACATGATTCTCCCCTGCTCTGTCGGCAAGAGACAGGAGCACCAGCTTTTGAGTGGGTCGAATCCCTTGGAGGCTCCAAGCCCAACGAGTTGCATCAATGCTCATGTCTATCTCCCTTGACTTCTTTGTCCATTTCGTACATATTTTCTTTGCACATGCTAGAGTTTCTGTGTTTGGCCCGGTGTTCCCGCATCGGGCCTTTTCTTTTGCCTATGCCGATTCCTGAAACCGCTTTTCTCTGGCCTTTTCCAGATTACCCCGCATTCTCTCGCGTTGCTCTTCTGTCATCACACGGGGTTTCCGGTTCGGATTTTTCCCGTGGCGGTACGCATACAGCGGGCAGTCTTTGATCTGGCATCTATCGGCCTCGCTTCTATTCCCACCCGAGCACTCAATGCATTTGGCGCGAATTGCCTTAACGGGCGTAAGCGTTTTCTGTTCTTCCATTTTCCTCTCTCCCTTCAAGTTTCACTTCAACCCTGTTCCGGCACTTCTGGCATCGCTTCTTGTCGAGCCACCACCAGTTAGCTTTTGGGCATGGCCTCAAGTGCGGAAATGCGCTGATAGCCTCCAGCAATGCCTCTTTCGTCTCGTACCCTGCGGCTTGCGGAGTGGGGAGGCGGTGACGGCAATGGAACGACATATCAAAACCCCAGAACCGGATCTGCGGCCCTTCCCGGCATACTCCCCCGGACGCTATGCAGTCCGTCGAAGTACAGCTTCTTCCCTTGGTAAGGATCAGGCATACAGAATTGTCCATACCAAGGTGCAGGAGTAAAATCCCCTTTGTATCGGGCCGCATCATACCGCTTCTTGTATTCTGCCCTGCATGATTGCTTTTCACATACCAATTGGTTGTGACTACGCGGGATAAATTCTTCCTCACATATGGCACAAGGCCTTGTCTCCCCAGACTCTTTTGCCTTCTCTCTGAACCGACGCACCCGCTCGGCACCATCCCGGATCTTCTTTTCTTTTAGGCAGCTTTCCGAGCAACAGATCTGGTTGTGTTCTGCCGGAATAAACATCGTGTGACAGATCACGCACTCTCGCTCTCCATAGACGCGATCAATCTCGCAGACATGATCCGCCTTTTCCCCTTTGAACCACCTTCCGCAAAGCTGGCATTTTTGCATGTTTACTGCCTCGCTTGATTGTAATCTCGCCTATACCGAGTGTTCGTCTGGTCTATCTCGTCCTTCCATTCTTCCGCAGCCTTGGAGACGATGGACGGATGCGCTTTTTCCTGCATGAGCATGACCATCTTCCCGCAGCATATGGTATCGTCCACGGATTCTCCTTCCCACGTCGGCTTGTCTGGCTCTGCCCATTCCTTGGGCTTCACGACATAGCCGAGCTTGTCCGCCAGCCATTCCAAGGGCGCGATTGAGCCACAGGAGGCCATAATGCCGAGTAGTGCGTCCGCTCCGAGCTTCGCGCCGTCGTCAGCCGGGTTCAGCTCACGCTTGAGAGTCGGATACGGCTTGCCGATCTCGGCGGCGATAGCTTTGATCGGCTTTTCGCCTTCATCGATCATGGCCTCAATGACTTCGGTCAACGTGTTATAATCTTGGGTATTCATCGATCATTTTCCTTGGTGTATCCCCATGCTCTAATGGGGGCATGGAAACCGTTCACCTACTCATCACCCGGCGCGGCCCCGTGTGGCGCGTCCGCATCCTGTCCGGCGGCACCATCCGCTGGAAGTGCTACCGCGTCGCGGAGTACCCGACGCCGGAGGCCGTGGTCCGGCGGTGCATGACGGGGCTAGCGTTCCGGAGCAAAAATCAGGAGCACGACAACAGCCACGCCGAGCGCAAGCAGGATGTCACACAGCATGACTCACCTCTTCGGGTTCGGTGGGAGTGCTGGGAGCGGCTGGAGGCCATAGGTCGGGCCTGAGAGATGAGAGGGGGATACCCAAAAAACGATTATAACGAATGGCAGCTTCAGGGCTTATAACGCGATGTTTCTTGAAATGCCTCCACACCGTCACATAAGGAAGCCCTGAGCGTGCGGCCGCGTCAGTGATTGTGAAGC